ACAGCGAAGTCACACTCACCAACAGGGCATTTACCTACTCCACGCCGTTGCGCGGGAAGACGTTCCATGGTTCATTTGAAACCGACTCGGGGCTGGTTGCCTCCTTGTCCAGAGTTTCCACCCACTATGCCGACCAGGCTGAATCCTCAAAGCAGTGGGTCGAGAGCCGACAGAAAGAGATCCTCGAACTGAAGTCTTCGTTGGAAGCTCCGTTCGATCGTGAGGAGGAGCTCATTGCCGCGCGCGCGCGTCTCGCGGAGATCAATCGGCAGGCGCTGGCTGAAAGCGCACCGGTCGAGGCCACGGTGTCCCTCAAAGACTTGGTCGATGGCATGGGGAAGTCACGACCGCCCAAGATGAGCCGACTGAGGCGCATGGCGGATCAAATGCGGGCACAGATCGAACGGCTGGCAGAGCAAGAGGACGACGCCGTTGGTGCGGAAGAGAAGCGAACCTACGAGGACAGGTCTATCGCAATTCAGGTCCGACTCGGCAAAGTGCTCGCTGCGCTGAAACAAGAAGAGGAAGCCGGTTTGGATCGCGCACGTTCCAACGGAGAGCTCCTTGGCTCGCCCGCGGTCCCCGACGAGGCCGCGCCAGAACCGAAGGAGCCCCTTCCCTCCTCGCAGATCCCCAAGCCGGCGCCGGTGCCTGACCGCCCAGGGTTCTTTTTCCGCTCGGAGCCGGACAGCCTGCGCGCGCTGGGCTACAGCGTGGCGCGCCAAGTCTATGAGCGCCGGCCCCAGGCGACGGCGAACGAACTCGCCCTCGGGATTCTTGACGTTACCGACGAGGACACCGCGACGCGTCTCGCTCTGGACCCGAATGAGAACGGGATCCCGGGCGACGTGAAGACCATCCTGTACGGTGAGCTCATCGACCGTCAGGCGAAGATCCTCGGCAATGCGAATTCGACCGAATTCCAGCGCGCGAAGGCACAGCGGCGCCTGCAGCAGATGGACGACGTCAAGGCTCCGCAGTTCACCGCGAAGGGCCAAGAAATCAGCGCGATCCAGCAAATCTACAAGAACGCTGGCGCCGGCGGCATCGCACAGTACATCCGTCAGAAGAAGAAGGAGCAGGAGGAAGCCCTCGGCGGTGAGAAGGGTATGGCCGAAATCAAAGAGGCCGCCGACGAGCTGACCAAGGTCAACGAACAGTCGATCGACGCGGCGACGCGGGCGATGAACAAGGCGCTGCGCGCGCTGCCAATGACGAAACCAATCTGGAAGAGGTACAAGGATTGGGCCGCGCAACGGGTGTTCGACTGGCTGGACGGAATCACGAAGCCGCCCGCGGAGCTCGCAGACCTCGAACGCTTCACGCGTGAGATCGTGGACCAGGTGAAGAACCGGATGAAAGAGGAGATGGGCGACGCGGCGAAGGCTCAGAAGCTCGCCGAGCGCAACCCGTCCGACATCCTTCGCGACGCGATCCTGAACAAGGAGAAGTACCGGGAGGTGTTCGATAACGTCCTTGCCAAGCTCGAGGCCGAGTACGGGGAAGATCATCCCCTCGTCGAGCAGGCGCACATCGCCCTCGGGGTCATGGGCGCGAAACCGTGGAGCAAGGGGATCCTGGACAAAGTCATCAAGCAGGCGCACGAGCAGCGCGGGCAGACGTTCCGTGACCTCGCGAAGCAGCACTACACGAACGCCAATCGGCTCCACCGGGAACTCGCCGATGCGCTTTCTGACATCGCTGGCATCGGTGAGGCGACAGCCAAAGAGCTCGCGGACGATTTGGCGAAGCGCATGCAGGAGCTGACGAGGGAAGCCAAGGCGAAGGCCATCCTCGCGATGAAAGCTCGCGCTGCGCTCAAGGGGACGATCAAGGCGCGGAAGGTGATGACGGCGATCGAACGCGCTGTTCTCCTGAACAACTACGGCGCGCTGAGTGGGCCTGAGATGGCCGACGTTGTAGCCAACGAGCTCAAGCTCCCTCGCGTTTCTATTGAGCAGATGCGTGAGATTGCCCGCATCGGCGATCGCATTGAGACCGCCACCAACATGGCCGACAAGGCGCGCGCGGAGCTCGACATGCTTCGCACGCTCCGAATTGCCCGCGGCATCAGCCGGATGGATGTGAATACCTCCGTCTGGTATGCCAACATGCTCTCTGGGTTCACGACCCAGGCGGCGAACATCATTGGTAACATGATGACCGGGACGCTCCAACTGGGGACGATCATGGCGACCAACCCGAAGTACGCCGGCGAAGCTCTCCGCGGTTGGATCAACGGATTTGGCGAGGGATGGGCTCAGGGCGTTGCGATCGTGAAGACGGGCCGCGGATCTCGCGAGTTTGATGCCAACAAAACCGGCGAGGCTGGGAACGTGCTTGAGCTCGTGGACTTCAAGCGGGACTTCCCGGACATGAATCAGAAGTGGGCGAACGCCCGCCAGAAGCACACCACGGCGCTCCGGTACGTGACGCGGTTCATGAAGGCGGTTGACTCCGTGTTCTACTACCCGGCCCGTGAAGCGTTCGCGCGTGTCGCCGTGGCGAAGCTCATCGAAGGGAAGTACCAGGGCAAAGAGCTCATCAGCAAGGTGCGTGAATTCCTCTCCGTCTCACCGGATCAATTCGTCACTGCCCAGAAGCGTGCCGAGTCCGAAGGGTTCACCGGCATCGACTTGGTACTCCGGACGTCGAACATCATCGAGGAGGCGCGCCGCGCCGCAGCAGGAAAGTTTGACGATGCGGCTGGAGGCAAGGTCCGCGAAATGACGGAAGCGGTGAAAGCGAGCGAACAGTACGCCCTCGAATCCACCTTCAACAACGAGCCGGTGGGTTGGGCGGGCATCCTGTACCAGCATCTCGTTCCGCTCACCCAGAGCATTGCCCCGGGCGGCGTGCCGATTCTGCGGGTGTTCCTCCCGTTCCTTCGGGTCCCGACCAACCTGTTCAATGCGTCGATGAACTTCACGCCCCTCGGGGCGTTGCGGGCCGTCCGCGGCATGCCGACCAAGACAGTCCGCGGCGACGACGGGAAAATGGAAGTCAAGCGGTACGGCTTCACCGCGGAAGAGCGGAAGCGGCTCTACGCGCAAGCGATCGGGGGATCCCTCACCATGGCCGGCCTGGCTGCGCTCGCCCTGTCTGGTGGCGACGACGACGAGGAGAGGTGGTTCGACATCACCTCGACGGGCCCGGAGGACTACAAGAAGCGGCAGCAGCTCGAGGCGACCGGCTGGCGCCCGCATTCGATCAAGATGGGCGACACGTGGGTTTCCTACAAGGACTCGCCCCTCCTCGTGGCCCTCGCGGTCACCGGTCACGTCGTGGATGCCGTCCGGTACGGAAAGCAGGACGACGAGCTCGCGCTCACCAGCAAGGTCGCGAATGCCCTCCTGACGGCCCCGCGCGCCATCATGGAGACGTCGATGCTCTCCGGCCTGGGTCAACTCATGGAGTACGCCTCCGGTCGCGCCTCGGCGAAGCAGTTGACGTCCTTCCTCACGCGCACGGCGACCGGGGTGGCGGTGCCGAACCTCCTTCAGCAGCTCGACCGGCAATTCTCGCCCGAAGTGCGGGAATCGAACGGTCCCCTTGGTACCGTGGGAGCCGGTCTTCCCTTCGTTCGGCGGGCCGGTGATGTCAAAACCGACGTCCTGGGCGAGCCCGTTGAGCGGAGCCCGTTGGCGCGGTTTGGCGGCATTGAGACCAACGACCCGCTCCGAGAGGTTCTGCGCGACAAAGGGGTGTTTATCTCGACCCCGGGCCGGGATACCAAGCTCGGCAATGGTCCGATGGACGAAGAGACGTACCGCCAGTACGTCAAAATCTCCGGCGATCGCATCCAGCAGCGCCTGAGCCAGAATGTCACCACCCTCCGGCGCCAGTCGCGGGAGAATGTGGAGCGCATCGTCGATCGGATCACTCGGGAGGAACGCGAGCGCGCCAAGAACATGCTCCGCGGTCGCGCTGGGGCCAACTAATGCAACCGTCATCCCTGCCCGGCACCTCCTCAGGTGTCGGGCATGCGGCACCTCAGACTATCCCAAGAGCAGGAGACCAAGCTGGTTGAGTTCCTGAAAAAACGCCTCCTCGAGCTGGAGCGGGATAATCGCGACCGCATCAGGGCGGACGAGACGTCGGATCTCGACTACCAGAACTCGAAGGAGTACCGGGCCAAAATCGGCACCGTATTCGCTGAATCGAACATGCCGGTGCCCCTCACCTGCTACGTCGTCGATCACTTTGCGGCACGCACTGAGGAGGAGCTGTTCGGACGGGATCCAATGGCGAAGTTTGAGCCGCGGGGCCCATCCGACACAGAGACAACCCGCGGACTCGACCGGTTTGCCAGCTACAAGCTGTTCGACATGGGCCGGGTCAAGAACGACCTCCTGGAGTCGATTCACACCATTTTCCGTCATCGGGCACAAATCATCAAGGCGATCTACGATGAGGATGTGGACTTCTGGGAAGAGCATGAAACCTCCATCCTGCACGACGGCCAGACCCAACAGCCGGTGCTCGTCATCGACCACGGGTACGTCATCGAGGGGCGCGACAAGTGGATGCCGATGATCCACCCAATCACGGGCATGCCGGTGGAGGTCCTCGAGGCGGATCCGACCGTCATTTTCGACCCGGCGCGGCACTACTACGCCCCCAGCCCGCTCCCGATCAAATTCCGGGATGTCCTGTACGCCGGGCCCCGGTCGCGCGAGGTCGATTCTGACTGCATCCGGATCCCGAACGACGCCCGGTCGCTGGACGAGGCCGATGCGATCGCGGAATACTACGACAAGCCAAGCCACTGGGTTCGCCCGCGCTTCCTGAAGCGCCCGTGGATGGATTGGACGAAGTACGAGGGGCAGATCCGGGCCGAGAACGGATCCCGGAAGACGAAGGACAAGCGCCGCGACCAGGCGAAGGACGCCAAAGCCTTCGACCTCGAGAACGCTTCCCTCGGAATCGTGGAGGTCTGGCTGGAGAGGGATGTCCTCGGTTGGGGAACCCCGCAGCGCATCGTCGTCTGGATGGACAAGAAGACCGACATCCTGATCGACTACGAGTATCAGAAGTTGGTCACCCCGCACGGGCGCCACCCGTACACCGCAACCGCGGTCGCGAAGACGGAAAACTTCTGGTGGGGCTACAGCATCCCCGAGATGCTCAAACCTTTCCAAGAGTACGTCGACCTCCAATGGAATCGGCACTCGTTCCGCAACAGCGTGAACGCCAATCCGATCCTCGGCCAGAATCCGGACGCGATTCAGGAGAAGAAATCGTTCTACGAAATCCGCCCGTTCGACGTGCTGACGTTCGAGCCTGGCAAGACGATGAAGGATTGGCTGGAGGCGTTTGTCTTCCCCAATGCCGACCTCGACACGCAGGAACTCATCGACAAGGCGCTCTACTGGGTGAATTTCTGGTTGGGTATCTCGAACATCGCCCGCGGCGACTACTCCGACGTCCCGCAGAACACCACCCTCGGCGGTCAGGAGGGCGCACTGAAGGAAGCTAGCAAGCTCTCCCGTCGCTGGACTCGGCGCGTGGTGACCGGCCTCGAGGACCACCTGACCAAGCTCGTTCAGATTCTCCTCGTGACGATGGACCCGCAGGAGGCGTACACGTACCTCGAGGGCGAGGTGAAGCAGGTTGGCTTCATTGAGCAGGCCGCAGTGAAGAACCTGTTCGTGAACGCCAAGCTCACCGTCGGCAAGGACACGAGCACCCAGGCGCTGCAAGAGCAACAGCTCACGCTCCAGACGATCGAGAAGTACGTCATGTATCCGCCACAGATCCAGCTCATCGTTCGCCCAGTGATGAAGCGGATCCTGTTCCTCCTTGGACACGACGACGTAGAGGCGCTTCTGCCCGTCCCGATGATGCCGGCAATCGACCCAATGACCGGCATGCAGGTGATGGTTCCGATGACGCCCGAGATGGCGCCGCCTGTGAACACCCTGCCGAACTCGGAGCAGCAGCTCCCCGGCACCCCGCCAACTGGCGAAGCGTCAGCCGAGGGCCCCGCCGAAACCGAAGCTCCGCCCGAGCCTACCCCAGTAGCTGTCTGACCCCATGCACCCACAGTCATCCAAAAACGCCCTCGAGTCGCTGGCCGGTCAACCCGGCTGGCAACTGTACTGTGAACGGGTCTCTGACATCGTGGCGCGCGAGATCGACGCCAAGATTTTCGACCGCAAGACGAGCGACCAAGAGCGGCGGGACCTCGTGAACGCGCGCGCGCTTCTCGTTGAGTCCTACTCTCCGGAGAAGATCCGGCAAGGCATGGTCGCACGGTACCAAGGCGAGCTCATCAAGGAGGCCGCCGCCAAGACGTAGGCCGGGCAATGCAACCGTGCTGGTTGCGCACGACGAGGGTTCCTCGGGGATGTTAATCGCACAGTAACCACTCAATACACACGACCATGGCCTCGACCTCGCTACAAAAGAAATTCGTCACCAACGCGCTGAAGGTTTATACCCTCATCAAGAAATTCGACGCGTTGCGCTACCTGCCGAACCTCGCGTTCGGCACTCTTCAATTCAACTCGGCGGGCGAACTCATCGCCACCGATCAACCGACCGTCGCGGGTCTCGTCGGCACCATTCAGCGCCTCACCGGCGCCGGCGCGGTGAACCTCACGACCCTGACGACCGCGCTGACGACCACGGGCGCCTCTCAAGCTCTGACGCTAGCCAACGGTGTTGACGGTCAGATCAAGACCATCGTGCACGACGTCGACGGCGGCAGCGCGGTTCTCACGCCGACCACCAAAACCGGCTTCACCACGATGACGTTCACGAATGCCGGCGACACCATCACCCTGCAGTATTTCACGACGCGCGGGTGGATGGTCATCGGTAATCGCGGCGGCACCATCGCCTAACCCTCAACGTCAGTCCCTACCCATGAAATCGCTCCGACTCATCCTCCTCCTGCTTCCGCTCGCGCTCTTTGGCGCCGCCAACGACATCAAGATCACGCAGCGGAAAGCAGACGACTCCGGGTTCACGGAGCGCACGTTCGCGCCTGGGGCGAACGGACTGTTCGGCTTCGACGGCAGCAAGCTCCCCTCCCCGGTCACGGTGGCGGGGGGCTTGACGCTGTCGGGCGGGACACTGACCGGCACCAGCGGCACGATCACCAGCGTTGGCCTCGTGGTGCCGAACATCTTCTCGGTGTCCGGATCTCCGGTCACCTCGAGCGGGACGATCACCGTCTCTCTCGCCAACCAGGACGCCAACCGGATCTTCGCGGGGCCGGCCAGTGGAGCTGCAGGCGCACCGACGTTCCGCGCGCTCGTCGCTGACGACATCTCCGGAATCACTGGGGTGTTCCAGGCATCGAACGCGACCCTGTCCGCCGTGGCCGGAGGCACCTACGCCGGTGACGATTCGATCACGACCCTTGGCACGATCACAACCGGCATCTGGAACGGAACGGTCATCGGAAGCGCGTTCGGTGGCGCCGGCACTGTCAACGGCCTGATGAAGGCGAACGGATCCGGGACCGTATCCGCAGCGGTGGCAGGCACAGACTACCTCGCGCCTGCGGCAATTGGAGTGACGGTCCAAGCCTACGACGCGGACCTCGACGCGTTTGCCGGGAAAACGGCACCTTCCGGAGCTGTGGTGGGTACGACCGATACCCAGACGCTCACCAACAAGAGCATTGCCGTGTCGCAGCTCACCGGGGCTCTGACCTCGAGCGGGGCCACGATGGCAACCAGCCGGATCCTGGGGCGCACAACGGCCAGCACCGGACCGCCTGAAGAGATCACCATCGGATCCGGCCTGACGTTGGCTGCAGGTGAACTCAGCGCAGTCGGCGGTGGTGCCTTGGTGGCAGCGAACAACCTCTCGGACGTCGCTAGCGCGGCCACGGCATTCGCGAACATCAAGCAGGCGGCGACCACCAGCGCGACCGGGGTGGTAGAACTCGCGACCGATGGAGAGACGGCGTCAGGCGTGGTGGTTCAGGGCAACGACGCTCGCCTGTCGAATGCGCGCACGCCCTCCGCGCACGCTGCCAGCCACGAGGACGGCGGCTCGGACGAGCTCGAGTTGGCCCAGTCGCAGATCACCGGCCTGGTGACCGACCTCGCCGGCAAGCAGACGCTCGACGCGGATCTCACGGCGTTGGCCGGAGTCACCAGCGCAGCGGACCGGCTTCCCTACTTCACTGGATCCGGCACCGCGGACGTCACCCCCATCACCTCCGTCGCGCGATCGCTCCTCGACGACTCTGACGCAGCTACTCAGCGGTCGACGCTCGGACTCGCAATCGGGACCGACGTTCAAGCCTACGATGCGGACTTGGATGACTTTGCCGCACTCGCGGCGCCGACGAGCACCGTCGTGGGGATCTCCGACACGCAGACCCTGACCAACAAGACAATCGACGGTGCCTCGAACGACATCTCCAACATCGACCTCGAGGCGCATGTCACGGGCACGCTGCCTGTCGCGAACGGTGGCACGGGCGTTGCGACCCTGACCGGCATCGTCAAAGCCGATGGCACCAATCCCTTCGCTGCCGCGGTGGCTGGAACCGACTATTTGGCACCAGCCGCAATCGGCACGACCGTGCAGGCGTACGACGCAGACCTTGATGCTTTCGCGCTCAAGACCGCCCCCACTGGCGCAGTGGTAGGCACCACGGACACGCAAACCCTGACGAACAAGACCATTGCAGGGAGCCAACTGACCGGCGCCTACACCGCCTCCGGCATGACCATGGCGACGGCCCGCATGCTTGGTCGATCAACGGCCAGCACGGGCGCAGTGGAAGAGATCACCGTCGGGGCCGGGCTGACCCTGCTCGCTGGCACACTCGACGTCACAGACCCGCCCTCGCCGCTCGACGCCACCTACATCGTCTCGACCGCGAACGGAGACCTCACGGACGAATTTGCGCTCGGTTCGCTGGCGACGGGGATCCTGAAGAACACCACGACCACGGGCATTCCGACCATTGCCGTAGCGGCTACCGACTTCGTGGCGCCAGGTGCAACCACGACGTCCGGCCTGACGATGGCGACAGCGCGCCTCCTGGGCCGCACCACGGCCAGTACCGGGGCGATCGAGGAAATCACGGTGGGCAGCAATCTGAGCTTCTCATCCGCGACGCTGAACCTCGCTACGTCGCCAACGATCACCACGCCGACAATCAGCGGAGCCATCACGTTCCCGGACGGAGTTCGCCAGACGTTCAACCCGGACGGGACCAATGCGGGCCTCAACGTCGGCTCGCACACCGCGGACCCATCCTCCCCCAGCAATGGAGACCTCTGGTATGACTCCACGGCCAATGAGCTCACGGCCCGGATCAACGGGAGCAACGTCGCACTCGGCGCGGGCGGTGGCGGTGGCTCAGTTGCGACGGACACGATTTGGGACGCCAAGGGCGACCTTGCCGTTGGCACAGGTGCCAACACGGCCGCAAAGCTCTCAGCCGGCACAGACGGCCACGTGCTGACCCTCGACTCAGCGGAAGCGACTGGAATGAAGTGGGCCGCGCCGTCTGGGGGTGGCGGCGGCGGGACGCTGACGCTGGCGCGGTTCAGCGCGCTCGACAATCAACCGCCATCAACCAATTTCGCGACGTTCCACGTCCGGAACACGATTGCGGTTCTCGACTTCGATGCCGCCACGGACGAAAGCGCGGTCTTCGTCAGCAGCATCCCGGAAGCTGCGGACTTCACCACCGGTATCACGGTTCGACTGCACTGGACCGCTACGAGCGCGACATCTGGTGACTGCATCTGGGTTGTGGCATTCGAGAGAATGAATACCGACCTCGACAGCGATTCGTTCGCCACCGGCGTCTCTGGGACATCCACCACGAACGGCACAAGCGGTATCATCACGACGACCTCCATCAACTTCACCGGTTCTGAGATCGACGGGTTGGTCGCTGGCGACCCCTTCCGCGTACGCATCACACGCGATGCGGACAACGGCAGCGACACAATGGCCGGCGACGCTGAACTGATCTCAATCGAACTTCGTCAACGCTGACCCATGAAATCCAATCTTCTCTTCGCGTTCGCTCTGGTATGTGTGCCGCTCTTCGGCGCGCGAGACTTCGTCCGCGCCTCGAATCAATTGCTGACCCATAGTGCCGCAACGGTGACGGCTTACCCTGTGAGCATGTCGGCTTGGTTTCGGACTAGCGATCTCACGGTCAACCAAGTGATTGTTGCAAACGTGGAGGATGCTACGGGCGTCGGTGTGTATTTGCTTGTTCGCGGCGTCGATGCTGGCGATCCGCTTTCCGCGTCAGACTTTGACGGCTCAACCGCCGCGCGCGCGAACTCAGGAGGTTCAGTAACTTCAGGGACGTGGCACCACGGCGGCGCAACCTACTCAGCTATCAATGCACGGTCCGTGTTTCTGGACGGGACGAGGACAGATAACAGCACCTCAGTGACCGCATTCTCGGCAACAGATCGGACCCGGATTGGCGCCCTGCTCCCAGGCAACTCTCATTGGTCGGGACAAATCGCGGAGGTTGCGATTTGGGATGTAGTTTTGACTGACGCAGAGATGCTTGTCCTAGCTGCCGGATTTTCTCCCTTGGTG